CGTAGGCAACATCGCGATTCTTCGAAGCCATAGCTTTGATAAGCTCGACTTGCTCGGGTGTTCTTTCTAAAGTAATTTTCATTATATTAAATTTCCTTTCTTAGAAGCTGATCTTGCAGAGAACTTTATCTCCGGCGCCAGTAGCAACTATAGAACCAACAACAGTTGTTTTAACGTCTGTGGTCAATAATCCACCGTCACCAAGATAAATTTTTGCTCCCGCGGAAGCGTTAATGATATCTGGCGTGCCTGCAGGTGTTGCGTCTGGATCAGATCCATCAGAATCATGATCATATTCAGCAAAAGCGCTAGCACTGAGTAATACAAGACCTCTTGTCAAAACAGGAACTGTTTGACCTGGAAGTACTGCTTGAGCTTCGTCTAATTTTTGTTTATAATAGAGAAGTTTTTCTCCATTTTCGTCGTACGCTAAGGTTTCACGAAGTGTGATACCCAAAGCTACGTCGGTTGCATCTGCAGGTTCAACAGTCATACCGTTGTAAGGGTATGCATTGTATCCGATGTGTGCACTTGTTGGACTTGCACCAAGATACTTTCTGAGCTCATCGCCAGAAGCATGTTTGCTGAGTCCACCAGGCAGATCACCGGGAAGTGTTGCTCCCGCACTTACTTTGACAACAACGCCAGAGTCCCACTTTCCGCTGCCAGCTTCTGTCCAGCTTTGAAAGCCGTCACTTACGCCAGATGTGGAAAGAGAGAACAAATTAACAACGTCGTGTTCACTGTAGTCTCGGTATGGTAGTATTCTTTTTGCCATAATTTTTTTCTTTCTATATATATTAGTATGAAATTTTAACAGATTGTTTGAAAGTCTTGGAAAGACGATCGCGAAGCGATTCGTTGTCGGAAGAACTTTCGTTGTTGTTGACCACAGCAGCTTCTTCAACTTCAAGAGCGTCAAGAGCTTCAGCAACTTCGTCGCTAGCTTCTTCAACTTCTTCTTGAACTTCAGATGCTTGTGCAACTTCAACTTCTACTTCTGTTTTTTCTTCTGTCGCAGCTTCGACTGTTTCAAGACGCTTTGCAACTTCTGCAGCTACGCGGTCTTCAAATGCCTTTTGCTCGGCAGCGATAAATTCTTTGTTTTTGTGTTTCCAAACTTTAGCAAGCTTTTCTTGATAACCAGCGAAACTTTCTTCGGTTTCGTCGAGGTCAGCAAGTTCAGATGCTACGATTTTGGAATCTTCTTCGTCAAGATCATAGATTTCGTTCAACAACTCCATGCGGGCATTGAAACGAACTTCAGATTCGCGAGCAGCATTCTCTTGTTCGAGAGCTGAAAGCTTTTCTTGAGTGGATTGTAATTGCTGTTCAACTTCACCCATTTTCTCTTGAAGAGAATTTTGAGCCTGAACAGCTTCGTCTTTTTCAGCTTTAGCCTTTTCAAGATCAGCAACGTATTGTTCGCCTTTCTCGCGGATCGCCTCGATAAACACTTTTGAGATGCTTGCGACGCTCTCTTCAGAGAAATCTTGGTTGCCAAGCTTTTCGTCTAAAGCTGCTCGGAATTCATTTATGATTGTGTCTTTGTCCATAATAGTATTATTATTGGTTTCTTTGTTTAGTACATTTTCCTGAGAGGAATGGGAAGTTTTTTTGCTTTTTGTTATTAATTTGTCGATTGGTTCATTTCTGCTGGATGTGGCTGGCTTGCTTTCTCCTTGTTGTGCAACCAATCCTTTTACATCAGCTGCTGGGTTGGATGTGAATCCAATTCCAAGAGGATAAATTTCGCCAACAATCAATCGATTAACCTTGCGGCCATCTTTAAGCATTCCTTTTCCACCCAAAGCTTTTAAATACGGAGAATATGCTTCAATCTCTTGTGGATCAGAAACCACAGTTGATTCGTGCAGATCATCTCCACCCACAGAAATTACATACTCATTGAATCCAACTTCCCAACTTGCAGATACAGTGCCATGATAGTCACTGTCTGTGTCGGTTGAGTTGACAACCAAGTCAGCAAACTCTTTGCTGGCGGTTTTATAAACAACTGCGGCAAGTGCGATATTGTATGATCCTTCCTCGATGAGCGCTTCATCATCGGTCATGAGTTCGCCAGCTTCTCCATAACGAGAAAATCCAGCCGATACAATGTGCCCAACAATTTTGTCGCGGTCGTGTTCGATGTTTGTGGGTTTGTGAACGAAATAGTCTTTGATGGCAACAGCAGACTCGCTCGCTATACCATCTCCATTTTTGTTGAATTTGTTGACAACTGCAGCATTGAATGCAACACCAAGCAGATCGATGTTTCGATCGAGATCAATGTTTGCAGGAATCAATGGACGCAATGCTTCAAGAGAAGCTTTGCTGATGTTCGACTCTTCAAGATCGCTTGACGCAAAAACTACACTGTCAAATGTTGTTGTATATTTATATTTTTTAGACATTTAAACTTAATACACTTACTTTATAAACATGGGAGTAAAAGTATAATTTACATTTTCAACTTGAATATTCATCATATCATAATATAATTTCACCATCCAATTTCCAAGAACAAGCGCAGAATAACTATCTTTTCTTGCTTTTTCGGGTCCAGTTTGGCGTTTCAAGTTTGATGGTAGATCGAAATTTTGAGTGCCCGCAGCAGAGGTTGTGATTTGAATGAGTGCGCATTGTGTCTTGACAAGATTCATCATATCAAATTGATGTTCTACAAAGTCAATCATTTTCGCGGCATCTGTTTGACGCTCGCCACTTTGTGAGGTTCTCAGAAATTGTATATCCTTGATGGGTATCTTTTTGCTGCGTTGTTCGTTGTATGCATCATCAATTGCACGTGCCGCAAAATGTATTCGGCGGTGATCAAAATTTGCTTGCAACAATTCGTTTGCTAATCGTATCCATGCACTCGTAGGTTTTCGCAGATAACAAATTGTTTTGTCATCAAGATTGTATTCTTTTTTTCCTTCTACCAATTTCTCTTGGTAATGTTCTAGATCATCAAAGTTTGTGGTTAGGCATTTGATATTGATATTATTCTTCTTGAATAAACTACTCTCATTGCATGCATTGATAAATTGTACGCCTCCATTATAGTCGCCAACAATACTCACAATATTAAAATGAGTGAGCAAATAATAAAAATAATGTATATGTTGTTTTAAATTGGCACCACTCAATGCATAACTATGAACAACTGTTCCCATTTTGCGATCATCATTGAGTTTGAGAACCATCATTGCAAAGTCGTCACTACTCTCACTTTCTGCCCAACTTGGGTCGAATGCAAGAATATATTTTGCACCCTTTTCGCCTTGCACTTCGATGGTCGGAGTTTCGCCATCTTTTAATGTACAAGCGGCCATTTTTGATGTTTTAAAGTAGCCGCTACTATCATCTGTAAATATCGATCCAAACTCTCGATCAAACTGACTTTGACTCATGGTAGATTTTGCTTGATCCAAAAGATTTTTATCGTACAATTGTTTGGGTGCGCAGTCGTAACTAAATTGCATGATCACTCGATGCGCATCATTTTCTTTTTCTCCTCCAGTACGTATCAATTCTTCAAACTGTTCGTATGCTTTGTACATATACTCAAATTTATAACTAGCAGAACTAAGAGCAATAAGTTTATTGTTTGGCCAAATGTATCTTTCTTCTTCGGTCATTTCGCCGTTTTCAATCATGGTAGTTTCAAGATTATACAATTGTTCGCGTTGTGTGGGGTTTTCAACAACACTCAAGAATGGTATGATAACCTCATTGTAGATACGTTCAGGCATGAGCGCAAACTCGTCGATGATGATCCTATGAAAACGAAAACCCCGAAGTTTTTCACCGTCACCAAGTGGCAATGCGCGAATGCGACTGCGACCAATTTCGAGCAACCATTCATCATTGCTTTTTGATTTATGGGTTATGCATTGCGCAAGATATGTTGCACCCGGTTTGCTGGCAATATCTTCTATTTTTTTAAAGATCATTTTTGCCTGACGAAATGATTTAGAGAGAATACCAATTTCTACTCCTTGATTGAGTATCGCGTCAAGATATGCGTATATCGCAGTGGTAAATGATTTACTCATTCCTCGACTCCACACACCCATGAAGTAATCTGTTTCGAACATTGCCTTGATCGCCATGTGTTGAAACGGAAACAGTTGCACACCGCTAATCAAATCGGCAGTAAATGTAATATTCTCGCGCAAAAATTTATACAACAATATTTTTGCATCTTTTTCCTCGATGAACCCTTTGAGTTCGGATAACTTTTCATTAAAATCTTCCTCCGCCCTTCGGGACACTTGGTTGCCTGTTTCCCAGCTCATTAAATTATTTTGTTGTCAATGTAGTATTGTAAATCAACATTCCATAATTTCTTACCTAACGTTAAAATTTTTGGAATTAATTGTTGAGACTGCTCGCGTCCGCCTGTAAAAATGAATTGACAATGCCCAGAAAACTCATGACTTAGTACGCGCATATTGTGATAAATGTATTTCATGTTGGATGTGTGCGGAGACCAATGATTGCGAGACTCCATAGTTGACACATCTGTTTCGGTAACCACAAACAAATAACAATCCATATCTCTTGTGCGCTGCAATTCTTTGCGAAAACGTTCGTAATTTTTGCCGCTCAATGTGGATTTAAAATCGGTTTCGCTTTTTCGGTCAACAAATGTATAATCGTAGTGATCGCTACCCACAGCATAATCGCCAAAGTCAAGTTTTAAAGATTCTGAACATGCAAACTCTAGAGGTTGTTGTTCGCGAGTATCAATAAATATTTTTATATCTTTATCAACTGTGTCTGCAAACTCATCTGGCAGCCGAGAATTAAACATTGGTTTGAGGCCAACTTTTTCACACGCCTGAGTATACGAGCCAAAATGTTTTTGAAATAGCTCGATTGTTGGCAACTCGCTTGCTTGCAATTCAAAGTGGCACGGGCCAAGTGTTAAACCCTTTAACTCGGCACGTTTTCTTAGCGTCTCAAGTATATACCATTTTACAGTCGCTTCATCATTCGATTCGCACCATTCAAGCAATTGTTTTCGATTCGCAAAATCTTTATTAAAATAATGTTCTTTGTTTTTAAACGGTAATGGCTCTTCTGTTAATAAATTATATCGTGGGTGATATTGAGTATAATATTCTGCTAGAGTGACTTTGTGTGAGCGCAGA